CTTCTGGAAATGCTCCAGTTGCACAAAGAACAGGCCACCGGGTTGTCAAAAGCTGCCCAAGGTTTGAACGATACTCTGTATGTCTCTGGAAATAGCGAAGAAAAGATGCAACGAGCACAATCCGCTGCTCAAGTCCGTATACAGTTCATGGCTAGACGATTCGCTGAGACCGGTTTCAAGAGGCTTGTTAACGGCGTCTACAAGATGCTACGTGAGAAGTTCAAAGGTCAAGATGTTAAGTATCTTAATCAAAATGATGTGTTTAAAAAGGTTGACCCGAGTACACTTCCGAGTGATCTGATGATGTATATTGACGCTGATGTTGGTGAAAACGGTAACAGTAGCACAGTCCGTAAAATGACTATGGTTGGGCAACAGTTAATTCCAGCGCTACAACAGTCCGGTGCAGGTGGGGCTATCAACCCATCAGCTGCGGTACATATTGCATGTAAAACGCTTGAAGCTCTTGATCTTGATCCTCTTGATTATCTTGTTGACTACACCACACCCGAGTTTGCTGACCAAGCAGAACAATCACGTCAGAGTGAGATCCAAGCTAACGAGAAGAAACAGAAGCTCGAGGAAACAATCAAGCAAATCGATATTGCCCAGCGTCAAGCCACACTTGACCTTACTAACGTACAAGCTCGTAACTCTATGCAGGACAATACTAAGCAGCTTATGGTTGCTCTTGATAAATCTCAGCAAGAATGGGCTAAGTTGTATATCAGCGCAGCAAAAGAGGGCACCGATTTACCTAAACCAAAGCCAATCGAAGAGCTTCTGGCTATAGCTGATATGTATATCAAGTCAACTGGCGGTAACTCAGCTGCAGCGCCAGAAGGCAGCACACCACCACCTGATATGCCTGGGCCAGCAATGGCACCTGAGCAACCTACGTAACAGCTTTGTAACCTATGGTGTTTGCTAATTTAGCGTTACGTTACAATTTTTAAAGAGGGATTATGGATAAATATCGAGAGGAGTTCACGAGAAGAGTGAAACCTAAACAGCAGGAAGATGGTAGCTACAAAGTAGAGCCATTTAGAGATAGCCAAGATGCACTACGACATGCAGAGTTCAGCAGTAGAGAACGCGAGGTATTCTTCAATGAAGCCTACGGTTCTATTCTTGCTGATCTCTTCACTGCGTGGCTTAAAACCGAGCCACACGCAGAGAAAGAAAGACAATTTCTGTACTGTTCTGCTATGGCCCTCGGCTCACTTAAATCAAAAATGATTGGTATCGAAACATATGGCAACAATGTAAAATATATCAACAAACAAAACAACGTTCAAGAAGGAACAGAAGATAATGAGTAAATATGATGCAGCACGTGATGTGCTAATTAAAGCCCGTGAAGAGATCCTTCGTGAGCTTATGGTATGTGGGCAAAATGGTGGTACAGGTCGAGCACAAAACTATGCTGGTACTCTTGTCAGCATCCAAGGAGCGATTGAGGCAGTGGATAAGGTTATTGCCACTACCCACACACCACAAGATGTGGTAGATCGCATGGCAGCAGTTCGTGCAGCTAAAACCAAATAACAGACACAAGGATAAATAATTATGCTACCCACACTCTCCACCAGCACTCCCGCCTCTGAAGTATCAAGCGCGAGTTTTGACGACGGTGAACAACAGAACAACGCAACTTCCCTAGATGACATTATGCGAAACTCACCAGCTGCAAAGCTGTTAGGGCTAGAAAATGATCTACCAGAAGAGGATGAAGATAGCCAAGTTCAAGACGAAACTGCAGAAGACAGCACCGATGAGGATGCAGCAGAGTCTGAAAAAGAATCAGATGAAGCAGTAGAAGAAACTGAAGAAGGTGACGAAAGTGCGAAGGATGATGAAGAATCTACCCCGAATGCTGAACTCCCGACTGAAGAAGATATCGACTGGACATACAAACTTCCTGTTAAAATTGACGGTAAGGTAAGCTATGTCACATTGGAGGAAGTCCGAAAGGGCTACGCCACTGATCAACATTTGACCTCTAAAGGGCGACAACTCGCTGATGAGCGAAAAGAAGTTGAACAACTACGAGAAACAAAGCTGAAGGAATTAGTCGACATCGGTACTGTAGTTCATGAAGAGCTACTCGCTACTGAAAATACATTGACCGCTGAGTATAACCGGCTATCGGCTGAAATTGAAAAAGCAAAAGCTGATGGCGATACTTATGCTGCCCGTGAGGCTAAAGAGGCTCGTGAGGAGGTTCAAGAAAAGTACTGGAAAGCTAGAAATAGTCGTGAACAAAAAATTCAGGTTATTGCAACTCAGCTACAAGAGCAACAGGTACAAAAACAACAAGAGTTACTGAAAGCGTACGGGGAAAACATCACTAAACTGATCCCTGATTATTCAGATAAAGTTGCCAAAAGTGTACGTGAGTTTGCTATTAAAGAGGGTATCCCTGAACAGCTCCTTGAGTCTGTTTATGATCCCGCCGTAGTTAAGTTCATTAATGACTATCGAAAGCTAAAGACTGCGCGTGATAGCGGAGAGGTTAAACGCAAAGCTGCACCAACTGTCAAATCGGTACCCACGAAAAATGGGACTCCGCAACGGCAGAAGGAAGCTATGGCTGAAAAGAACATCCGTGCTAAGGTGCTTTCTGGTCAAGGTACCACTCAAGACGGTCTAGACTTCCTAAAACGTATCTCATCGGTGAGTAAGAAACTTTAATCTTATTCTTAATTTAGGAGAAAAATAATATGGCAGGTAATAACTTTGCAACTGGTGGCTCTAAAGCCGCCGCTCGTTCGGCTTCGGCTACTGGTAACTCTGTAAACGCAGGTGAACGAGAAGATCTCGCTAACTTCATTAGCATGATCTCTCGGGATTAATTTGGTCCCCTTACAGAGTAATCTGTAATGTATAACTGGATGAATTGCTGGGATCTCTGTGCGTTAAGGAAACACAGACAATCAGCAGCCAAGCTTAGATAGGAATATCTTTGAAGGTTCAACGACTAGGGTAAACGTTCTAGAACAGAATATGAAACCCGTAGGGTACAAGTGTATCCGAAGCGTCCAGCCCCAGTGATGGGTGATGATATAGTCTAAACTCATAGGCGACTATGAGGAGTATTAATCAAAATAGGAGATATAATAATGACTCAATATGTTGTATATTGGATTCGTAAACAAGAGCATCCGGAAAAAAGAACACAACATAAAGGTTATTACTGTACTAGAGTTACGATCTAGTATTAATACAATTGGAAACCCCTTTTCTGTCTAGCATTGGCAAGACCAAAGCTACGGCAGTATTTCATGAATGGCAAACTGATGAACTCGCCCCTCCCGCCGCAGGCGCTGTGGCTGAGGGTGTATCTTACGCCACACAACAAGCTGCTCAAGCGGCCGAACCCTTCCGTACCCGTCTGGGCAACTACACCCAAATTAACAGCAAGACTGTTACCGTTACAGGTACCAAACGTGCTGTAGACCAAGCTGGTGTTGCCGACGAATATGCCTACCAACTCAAGAAGCGTGGCACCGAACTTCGCCGTGACGTGGAATTCTCGCTGGTGAACAACTGGCAGTCTTCTAATGGTTCTGGAACCCGTACTTTTGGCGGTTATCAAGCGTGGGTGAACTACACCGCTGCTACCACCACACCGGCTACAGCGCTCAATGTCCTTGGTACACCCGCTGAGTACACCGCGCCTGCCAATCCGGGTGGCGGTGTTGCTGGTACTTTTGTTACTGTAACAGGCGCTGACAAGACCTCTCTGGCCTTGTCGCACGTTGATACTGTGATGCAAGCTATCTATGAGAATGGTGGTAAAGCTACCAAGCTGATGCTGTCCCCGGCCAATCGCCGCGTATTCTCTGCTAAAGCTCAAAGTGCTGGTTCTACTACTGGATCCACTGGTGATTCGAACGTTCGTCGTAACATCGACGCTGACGGCAAGCTGCGTCAGTCTGTTGAAGTTTACATGAGCGACTTCGGTGATATCATGGTTGTTCCTAACTACGTCATGGGTATCTCGAATACCACTGTGACTGGTCTGGATCAGGCTGCTAACTTCTGCGCTTTTGTGTATGACCCGATGTGGTTCAGCTACGCCTCGCTGCGTCCTATGCAAGAAGTCGATCTCGGCCAGCTTGGTGACTCGATCATCGGTCAGATCGTGGAGGAAGGTACGCTTGAGTGCCGGAATCCCAAGGGCGCGGCTATGATCTTTGGCTTGTCCGGAGCCTAATCAGGGTTACGCTCATTTAATGTGAGCTTTAAAGGGGTTGGATGACGATCCTTCCCCTTTTATTTTAGAGGCTCTACATAATGGGAGCCTATTATGTAGGAATTTTAAAGAAAGACACAATGGAAACACTATCACAAGAATACAACCCAAATAGCTTCAAGATCAAAGAGAATGAATCTGACTTTCGTCTGGAACAAAATGTAGAAGCATATAAAGCGTATGCTGAACACTCACGCAAAGTTGACGAGACACTACCCACACAAAGGCAGTATCGATCCTTTGCTATCCTCCCAGATATC